TGGAGTAGATGCAGAAGCTAACGTCACTCCAGCATCTCAAGTTGGCACAACAGCTGTTGGAACACCTACTATAACTGGTAAAGCTAATTTAACTCTTGCTGGACAAGCTGGAACTAGCGGATTAGGAACAGTTGTTCCAAACGCTGACGCTAATGTTTCGGTCTCTGGCGTATCAGCCACTGGTGAAGTTAGTTCGGAACTTGTTATTTGGTTTGAGTTTGATACCACACAAACGCCAAATTATAGTAATATTACAGACACACAAACACCTGGATGGTCAGAGATAGATGACAATCAAACACCGTCTTGGGAAGAGGTAGCATAACATGGCAACGTATGTAAATAATTTAAGACTAAAAGAAATAGCCACTGGTGATGAAAGTGGTACTTGGGGTACATCCACAAATACAAATCTATCCTTAATCGGAGAGGCTTTAGGTTACAACACACAAGATTGTTTTCCTTCTTCAGGAACAGGCGATGCAGACGCTACGACAACTGTAGCTGATGGATCCAGTGATCCAGCAAGAGCTTTTTATTTTAAAATAACTTCATCAGCCACTTTAAGTGCTACGAGAACATTAACTCTTCTTCCTAATACTGTATCCAGAGTGATGATTATTGAGAATGCAACAACTGGTTCTCAATCTATAAATATTTCACAAGGATCGGGAGCTAACGTCACTATCGCATCTGGAGCCACTAAAGTTATTTATACAGACGGAGCTGGTTCTGGGGCTTCTGTATATGATGCTTTAGAGGACACAAATTTAGGTGGCACACCAACGATGACTAACTTAACAGTTACTTCTTCTGTAACAGCAGATTCAGTAACTGCACCCACTTTGACAGGATCAACGAGCGTTAAAACACCTTTAATAGAATACACCGATGGCGATGACGCTATAACTATAGCTGACGGCGGAGGTATTACTGCCGCTGCTGGTATAACTTCTACTGCTGCTGCTAATACTTTTGGTACTACTTCATTTAATGATGCAGACATAACAAATGTCGGCGATATAAAAGTAGACACTATTACCGCAGAATCAGATTCGACATCTCGAGTTGTACTTGGAGGTAGTAACATAATGTCTTTCGCAGTACAACCAGTCGGAGGATCTTTAACTAATCAAATTAGTATTATTAGTGGTTTGGTGTATCCACCTACAAGTAATTTTGTTAGTTTAGGTAATTCTACTTATCAATTTAAAGATGGTTATTTTGATGGAACTTTATACACAGATGCTATAACTAACTCTGGTGCTATTTACTCAGGTTCTTTTGTATACAGTTCAGATGTTTCTTTGAAAGAAGATATACAAACGATAGAAAACCCATTAGAAAAAGTACAACAATTAAGAGGTGTTAGTTATAAATGGAAAGACACAGGCAGAAAAGATATTGGTTTGGTCGCTGACGAAGTACAAGAAGTTTTACCTGAGTTAGTAGTAGAAAAAGGTCATAAACACATTGATTACGGTCACATGATAGGACTTTTAGTTGAAGCTATGAAAGAACAACAAAAAGAAATAGAGGAGTTAAAAAATGCCTGATTTTTTTCAGCTCGGTTTAAATGACGAATATGTTTTTAGATACGGTCCAGGAGGAGATAACGCTAGACCAGAAATCGGTAGATGGATGGGTTTAAGAAACACGGGTAGTAATGCTTTATTTATTCCTCAAAAAACAGAAACAGAATATACCGCTGTTTATAACAACATTGCTAGTGTTTCAGGTATAACTCGAACTTTAGGACAGTACGGTGTTCAAACTATTAGTAGTGATTCAGCCGTAGGCAAGCTATACAGCAACACAGCAGCCATGGGATTACCTAGCGGTTCTGCATGTTGGTCACCAAGCACACCGTCAGCCACATACGCTACTCCACCCTCTTGTCCAAGCGGTTTTTCAGATGAGGGTGTAACTAATACCAAAGACGTACAAACCAGTGATGAAGTAGGAAAAACAGGCGTTCACCACGGAGATGCTGGATGGATGGCATATCAATATTTAGGATATTATTGTCCTGGATCGTTTGTATCTAATATATCAGTGCGAGTTTGTTCTAGAGATTAAAATGACTTTAATAGAATTAAAAGATTTAGAAACTACATTAGCTGCAAGCCCTAATCAAAAACATGCAGTATATATAACCATGCCAGACTGTTCTGATTGTAGTACAAATGAAAATACTTTAAAAAATGCGTTTTCTACAATATCTGATATTAAATGGTACAAAATTCATGCAACAGAAGAAACACCTTTTTTTGCTCCTACTACCGTGCCGTCTGTTGTATTTTTTGAAGGTAGAAATAGAGTCGTTGAAGGTATTGGCATTATGGATTCTTCGAACATAGATGCTTTCGTGCAATTTGTAAGAGGCTTCCTTGGTTTAACCGATGGAGAAAAATGGTTGAGTTCTATGGTTGAGTAATGGAACTTAAACTTGAAAGAGATAGAAAATTAAATATTTGTAATAATTGTGATAAGTATAATAAAAGTATGAAAATTTGTAGTATTTGTAAGTGTGTTATGCCACTTAAAGTTTTTATAAAAGGTAATACTTGTCCTTTAGATAAACACGGAAGTTAAATGAAAGAATCAGAAGCAATGACAAAAATACACTCTCATGAAAGAGAATGTGCCATTCGTTATGAAAACTTAGAAAAAAGATTAGAAGATGGATCAAAAAGGTTTGTTAGATTAGAAATGATGATATGGGGTCTTTACGCTAGTTTGGCTGCTTTAGAAATAACTGCTAGGTTTGTTTAATGTACGAATACGCTTGCACAGTAAAAAGAGTCGTAGATGGCGATACTATAGATGTAATTCTAGACTTAGGATTTTCCGTATCTTATGAATCTAGAGTAAGACTTTACGGTATAGATACACCTGAATCTAGAACTAGAAATAAAGACGAGAAAGCTAGAGGTAAACTTGCTTCTGCTTTTTTAAGTAAAGCTATAGAATTAGCAGATCAAGTTGTTATTAGAACAGAGTTAAAAGACTCTAGAGGTAAGTTTGGTAGAGTTTTAGGTACTGTAGTATGTGACGGTGAGGATATTAATCAAGGTATGGTAGACGGTGGATTCGCTGTTAAATACTACGGACAAAGTAAAACTGACGTAGAGCAACAGCATATGGTTAATAGACAAAAACTTATTGACGAAGGAATATTTAATCCAGATAAAATATAGCTATGGAAGAAAAAATTATTAAGAAAAAATTAGAATTAGATATTGATGTGACACCACACAATCAAGGCACAAACCCATATCAAAAGTGGATACATTTAGCTAGAGCAATAGATTCTTGGCGGATCTTTCCTAGATTATTCTTGAGCGTCTACATATTTCTCCTATATTACTCAACTATGTGGTTCATGAATCTAGAAGATCCGTCTTTAGAACAAAGCGGACTTATATCTATTATTGTAGGGGCAGGAGCAGCTTGGTTTGGTTTGTATGCAGGCACATCAAACTCAAGTAAAAACTTCAAAGGCGAGGACTAAATGGAATGGTTCAACCTAATTGCAGAATTAGGTGTGCCTATCGCTGGAGCCTTAGTCATGGCTTATTTTATATTTCTTGTCATGAAACAACTTATGGACGGGTTAGTATCTGAAATAAAAACCGTACAAGGCATAACGCAAATGCTTATTACCAGAGCTTCTATAATGAATAATGATATGATACGTATAGATACTAGTGTATCGTCTGCTTTAGATTTATCTCCAGACCTTAATCGCATAGCTAGAGCAGAAAACTTTGTCGAAGACGGTAAAATAGACGCTAGAAGAGACTAATGGATATAGTTCAAATAGTTGCGGATTTTGGATTTCCTGTGGTTATGGTAGTCGGTTTAGGGTATTTTGTTTATTACGTTTGGCAAACTATAACAAAAACCATTGATCCAGCGGTGCAAGAAATGAAAACTACAATCATACGACTTACTGATCAATTAAGATTATTAGACCAAGATATGATACGATTACAACAAAAAGTTAATACCGTTTTAGAACTCAAAGAAGAACACAAATTAAAAGACCCTAGCGATGAAAAGTTGGAAAGAGTACAAAAGAAGACAGATTAAAACAATTTTAATTTTTATAGGTCTTGTAAGTGTTTTATTTTTCTTACCTATTTTATTTTTTGTGTATTGAAAAAACGTAACGACAGATTAATTCGAAATATAACTTTTTTTGTATTGTTTATTTATGTTCTTTTTGCAAATAAAAAACTAAGACTGATTATGTTTTTAATTTTATTAGCGTTGACTTTATTTTTATTTTCGTCATTAGTAATCAATTTAAGTTCAGGTTAAAATAAAAGATCATGAAAACTTCAGCAGAAGGTGTAGCTCTTATAAAAAAATTTGAGGGCTGTGAATTAGAAAGTTACATATGTCCTGCAGGTGTATGGACTATAGGCTATGGCACAACTAAAAATGTTATAGAGGGTATGCGGATTACAGAAAATCAAGCAGAAGAACTGTTAAAAAAAGATTTAGAAACGTTTGAAGAAGAAATAGAACGTTTAGTTGAAGTGCCTTTATCGCAATGTCAGTTCGATTCTTTAGTCGCTTGGACATACAATTTAGGAGCTACAAACTTAAAAAATTCTACTTTGTTAAAAGTGTTGAACAGGGCAGAACACGATGAAGTTCCTATACAAATTAAACGCTGGAATAAAGCTAACGGTGAAGTTTTAAAAGGATTAGTAAGACGTAGAGAAGCAGAGGCTTTATTGTACGAAGGTAAAGATTGGCAAGAGGTCTAGATGTTACAAAAATTTGTATTTAAACCAGGAGTAAACAGAGAAGGTACTGATTACGATAACGAAGGTGGTTGGTTTGACGTAAATTTAGTACGTTTTCGTAAAGGTAGACCTGAAAAATTTGGTGGCTGGGTAAAACTATTTACAGCTACTTATAATGGTATTGCAAGAGCTTTACACGGTTGGGTAAATTTACAAGGCACGAGATTATTAGGTATTGGTACATCTAGGAAATATTATATTTCTGGTAGTGGTGGTACTAATGCTGAGGCTTTTAATGATATTACTCCTTTGCGAGCTACTATATCTTGTACTTTCGCAGCTTCTAACGGTTCTTCTACAATTACCGTAACATGTAATTCACACGGAGCTATAGCCGAGGATTACGTAACTTTTGCTGGTGCAGCATCTTTAGACGTTACAGGTGGCTCTGGAAATATTACTGCTGCTGTTCTTAATCAAGAATATCAAGTATTGGCTGTGGTAGACGGTAATACTTTTACTATTACAGCTAAAGATACATCAGGTAACACGGTGACTGCTAATACTGATGATAATGGTAATGGAGGGGGAGGTGCTACTGCAGCTTTACAAATTAGTTATGGAGCAGACGATTACATATCTTCAACAGGTTGGAGTGTTGGTGCATGGGGAGATAGTTCATGGGGTTCAACAACAGCGATATCAGAATTAAATCAATTAAGATTATGGACACACGATAATTACGGCGAAGATTTAATTATTAACCCTAGAAACGGTGGTATTTATTATTGGGACGCTAGTGCTAATTCCTACGGTTCAGCTATAAGAGCAGTAGAATTAGCGGGGCGTACAGGTGCTAATTTAGTGCCTACTAAAGCTTTACAAGTATTAACTTCAGAAACCGATAGACATCTTATAATATTAGGAGCAGACCCTTTAAACGCCTCAGGAACGGCTAGAACGGGGGTAATAGATCCTTTACATATAGTTTTTAGTGATCAAGAAAATTTATTAGAGTTTGAGTCTTTATCTACTAATACAGCAGGTTCGTTACAACTTTCTGCAGGATCAACAATAGTTGGTGCAGTAAAAGGTAGACAAGAAATATTAATTTATACAGATACCGCTTTATACAGTATGCAGTTTATTGGACCTCCGTTTACGTTTGGAGTAAATCTTATAAATGAAAACTCAGGATTAGCATCACCGAAGGGTGCAATAACTACACCAAGCGGTGTATTTTGGATAGGTTATGAAAACTTTTATTTCTATAACGGGGCGGTAAATAAATTACCGTGTGCTGTACAAAACTATGTATTTAGTGATTTAAATAAAAGCCAAATATATAAAGTTTTTGCTTTTACAATAAATGCTAAAAGTGAAGTTGGTTGGTTTTACCCTTCAAGTAGTTCTACAGAGATAGATAGATACGTTTTATTTAACTACGAGGAAAAAACTTGGGTTTACGGACAATTAGTTAGACACGCTTGGTTAGATGAAGGGGTACACGATTATCCTCAGGCTACAGGTAATAGTTACTTATATGAACAAGAAACAGGCTTCGATGACGATGGTTCCCCTATGACTAACGTATTTATAGAATCATCTGATTTAGATTTAAGCGATGGAGAAGAGTTTACTTTTATTAGTCGTTTAATACCTGACGTTAAGTTTTTAAATTCATCAGGCGGTAACCAAGTAAATTTAGTAACAAAAACGAGGAACTTTCCTGGAGATTCATTAACTACAAGATCAACAACATCTGTAAATGCTTCTACACAAAAAGCTAACATAAGAGCTAGAGGTAGACAAGTTGTTTTACGAATAGAATCTGACGATGATAATGTATCAGGTAATACAGGAACAGGCTGGCGATTGGGTGCTACAAGATTAGATGTTAGACCTGATGGACGTAGATAGTGGCTAAACTTCTACAAACAAACTTACCGTTATCACAAGAACAACAAGTAGATTCTAATCTATATAATAGATTAATTAGAATATTAGAGATTAACTTAGGTGCTTTTGACCCTGTTGATACTGAAAGTCTTTCGACAGAGGAACGAGATAAAGTTAATTTTAACGACGGTTCTATAATATTTAACACAACCACTAACAAGCTACAAGTTTGGATTACATCGGGTTGGTATAACATAAATATAGAATCAGAAAGCACTAAAGGTTTACAAGCACAATCTAGTTTAGGGGCTATATCGGTAGCTACCAATGGTGCAATAAACGTAGAGGTGTAAATATATACACAATATCGCAAAAAAGATAGAATTAATAAAAAGGAGATATTATGCCAAAAGCTAAAAAAGCAACAAAGCGTAAGACTACTAAAAAGAAGGGTGCTACACCTACTAATAAAGCCTTATATGCTAGAGTAAAAGCAGAAGCTAAAAAGAAATTTAAAGTTTATCCAAGTGCTTATGCAAACGGTTGGTTAGTAAGAACGTATAAAAAACGTGGTGGTGGGTATAGGTAATGCCTAGAAAGAAACGTAAAGACCCAAAAGTCGGCACGGGTAAAAAACCAAAAGGTTCAGGTAGAAGATTATATACAGATGAAAACCCTAAAGACACGGTTAGAATTAAGTTTGCAACTCCTGCTGATGCTAGAGCAACAGTGGCAAAAGTTAAAAAGATTAGTAAACCGTTTGCTAGAAAGATACAAATACTTACGGTTGGCGAGCAAAGAGCTAAAGTTATGGGTAAAAACCAAGTCGCAGCTATATTTAAACGTGGTAAAGAAGCTATAAGGAGTAAGAGGAAGAAACGTGGCAAAACCTAAAGGTGGACTAACAGCATGGTTTGGTAAGGGACCTAAAGGGGATTGGGTAGATATCGGTGCTCCTAAGAAAAAAGGTAAATTCCAAAAATGTGGTCGTAAATCCGCTAAAGGTAAAAGTAAACGTAAATATCCTAAATGTGTACCACGTTCTAAAGCTAGATCAATGACTGCTGCACAAAGAAGAAGTGCGGTACGTAGAAAAAGAGCTGCTGGTAATCCAGGAGGTAAACCAACAAACGTAAGAACTTTTGTTAAAAAGAAAAGAAAAACTACGAGAAGGAGGAAACGTGCCTAGAAAACAAGCGAAAATGCCTAAACGTAATAAAAAGAATTTTAGACCTACTAAAAAAGGTGCGGGTATGACTGCGGCAGGAGTCAAAGCTTATAGGCGTATGAATCCTGGATCGAAGTTAAAAACAGCAGTTACAGGTAAAGTCAAGAAAGGCAGTAAAGCAGCTAAACGTCGTAAGTCTTTTTGTGCAAGGTCAAAAGGTCAAATGAAAAAGTTTCCAAAAGCAGCTAAAAACCCTAATTCTAGGTTAAGACAAGCTAGAAGAAGATGGAAGTGTTAAATGAAGAAAAAGACTAAAAGCAAACGTCCAGGATTGTGGGCAAATATACACGCTAAACGTAAAAGAATAAAAGCGGGTAGCGGTGAACGTATGCGTAAGCCAGGATCAAAAGGTGCACCTAGTAAAAAGAACTTTAAACAAGCTAGGAGAACAACGAAAAAAAGATAATGTATGTGTTTTTAACAGAGTTTTTATATGAGGGTAAGCTTTACGCTGGTCCTTATATTATTGCAGAAAACTTTAAAGAAGCCGAGGAGAAAGCTGACGAATATAAAGTCGTTATAGTGGGTCAATTAGCAGATATTATAGAAGATTTTGATGAATTAGAAGAATATGTTCCCACTATACACTAGACTTAAAGAAACGTATAATCTTGTTATCAGTCAATGTAGCTGCAGCCGTAAGGGAATGGCTTATAACCCGCAAAATATAAGGAGTTTAGATGGACCCAGCTAGTATAGCAGCTATTATCGGAGCAGTCGCAAGTGTTGCGGGTGCTTTTAAAAAACCCAAACAACCTGACGTGCTTGGCGGCACTACTGTTGGTGTTGCTCCTGGAAGCACAAATATACCTGTTATGCCAATTCAAGGCAGCGAAGTTGAAATGTCAGGAGACTTCGGAACATTAGATGATTTAGAAGCAGGCGGCGATTTAGAAGCTGAACTTTTACGTAAGATATTAGAAGGTCAACAAGTACAAACAGCAGCTGAGGGTAAAGAATTAAAAGCTATCCCAGAAGGTAATAAAGGTTTAGCTAAATTACCCAAAGAAGTCCGTAATAAAATGGGTTTTATGGCTGATGGGGGAGGAATTATGTCTTATCTAAATTCCGCAATGGTTTTAGATGATTTAGGCGTAAATGCTAAAGATTTATTATCGGGTTACGGTAAAGAAATACAATCGTTACAAATAAAAGATTTATTAACTCCAGTCTTACTAGAGGGTCTTACAGGTGAAGACGCATCAAGTTTAGGAGATATTGCAGGTATAATTAAAAATTTAAGTCCTTTGGTGGAGTTACTTCAAAAAAGAGAACCTGAAGACAGAAGAAGAAAAATGGGAAGTATTGTTCCCAAACCAGGAATCGTTGGTTTAGAACCTATGTATGCGGCTGATGGTATGCCTTTTATGAAAAACTTTATGCCTAACGGCGGTAAAATTAGCGGTCCAGGAGGTCCTAAAGACGATCTTGTGCCCGTTATGGCTAGTGATGGTGAGTTTATGTTATCTAACGCTGCTGTTAAAAATGCAGGCGGTGGTAATCATAAAAAAGGTATTGCTAATTTAAAAAAGTTTAACGCTCAAGGAAATAGGAGATATGGCTAAACAAGAATTTGCAACCCAAGCCCCCGCACCTTATGTAGGTGATTTTTTACAAGAAGGTATATTTCCTTTTTTACAAAGTTTTTTACAAGGTCAACTTGGTGATCAGTTTGGTCAAGCTGATACTAGTCCTTTTACGTATACAGGACAAAGAGTAGCAGACTTTGACCCTCGAGAGGAATATGCGAAATTATTATCTGATGCTTCGGTAGGTAGTTATCAACCGTTATTAGACCAACAATCTGGTTTATTAAATTTAGGGGCTTTAGAAGCAGGTGCTGGTACAACAAGAGCACAAGATTTATTAGATCAGGGTGCTGGAACTTTTAGACGAGCAGAGGATTTAGGTTTAGCTTCGTTAGGTGCTTTTGATCCTAGTGCAATAGATGCTTATTACAATCCATTCGAAGATGCTGTAGTAGATCAAACAATACAAGATATAACAGAAGGTTTCCAAAAAGCAGATATAGGCACTAGAGCAGACGCTGTTAGTAAAGGTGCTTTTGGTGGTTCTAGAGGTAGATTAGCCTCAGAAGAACTAGCTGATAGATTTGCAGAAGAAGCAACTAAAAGAGTTGGAGCTATAAGAGAACGTGGTTTCACAGGTGCAAGAGATGCTTCTAGGCAAGACTTTGCTGATTTAATGCGAAGAACAGGCGGTATCGCAGGGCTAACAGGAAATATAGGTAGAGAACTAGGAACTTTAGGTTCTAGATTTGCAGGTACAGGTACTAATTTAGCTAATATTTACGGCGGTATTGGTAGACAGTTTGGAGCTATGGCACCTACATTACAAAACTTACAAACAGCAGATATAAACAGACTTATGGGTATAGGTGGTTTAGACAGAGCGAGAGATCAATCGTTACTAGATTTAGCTTACCAAAACTTTGTAGGTCAATATAACTTACCGTTACAAACACTACAAAACGTTGGAGCTATTACAGCGACTCTAGGACCTCTAGCGGGTGGCTTTGGTTACTCAGGTGAACAATCACCTATTGCTGGAGGCGGTACAGATAACTTCTACCCAAGCACAGGTCCAATACCTAATCTCGGTGATAATCAAAGAGGAGACTTTGCATCTTATGATCCAAGCACATATGACCCTAACGTTCCAATAAATATACCAAATTTACCTGATTACGGTGGTACTGAAGGAGCTCCTCAGTTTAATCAAGTCCAAACAGATTATAACCCTCCTAACCTTTACGATCCAAATCGTCCTGTAAGACCAAGTCCGAGTTATGGCTAGAAGACGTGCAGGGATATCTTCTTTAGGTTTTCCATCTTTTAATGTAGGTGGTGAAGGCGGCATTATACCTAGATTATCTTTACCAAGCGTAAGCCCTCAATTTCCTAGACCTAGAGGTAGACCATCAGCACCAGCTTCAGTAGATCCATTTTCTGCAATATTACCTATGATTGTGCCTTTTATAAGCAGTGCCGTAGGAGATGCTATAGATAAACAACCAACACAACCTCCTATAGATATAACAAGTGAGGCTTTTACAGAATTAAGTCCTTACGAACAAGCGAAAACAAGGGCAGATATATTATATGGACCTGATGATAAACAATCTCGGATTTCTCAAATAGTACAAACAGGTATTGAACTAATACCCTTACTGAATATGTCAGATCCAAGAGAAATAAGCACGTACACAAATACTTTAAACACAATTAATACTGCACAAGCAAATAGAGATACACAAAAAAGTTTAAATAAAGCCAACTTTATAGCAAAAAACTCACAAATATCGAAAACAGGTTATGATAATTTTGTAGATGCTGATTCTGCTAAAAGTGGTATAGCAGATTATCGTGTTGGTTATTTTCAAACTAACCCTAATACTAACGAAACGAGTATTATGGTTTTAAATGATGATAAAACAGGTTTTGTAGATTCTAAAGA